CCGGCCCCGACTCCCCCGGCCCCGGCGCCCCCGGCCCCGGCCGCCGACGACGAGGTAACCAAGCTGCGCGCCGTGCTCGACGACGAACGCAAGCAACGCAAGGCCGCCGAGGCGAAGCTCGACAAACTCGCTAAGGACGGCATGACCGAGCAAGAGCGGGCGGTCGCTACCGCCAAGGCCGAGGGCCGCGCCGAGGCCGCCGCCGAGCACGCCCGCGACCTCGCCGCCGCCGAGTTCCGCGCCAAGGCCGCCGGTCGGATCGCCGACCCGGCCGCCGCGCTCGCCGTGCTCGACCTCGACAAACTCGTCAAGGACGGCAAGCCCGACGAGGCCGCGATCGGGAAGCTCGTCGACCAACTCGCCGTCGTCCCGGCGCCGCCCGGCCGCGTCCCGGCCGGACCCCGGCAAACGCCCGCGGGCGACGGCGATTGGATACGCGACCAACTCTCGAACCGTTGACCCCCGACGACCACGGCGACGCCGACGACGCGCCGCTCTGTTCGACGTGCCTACGGCGCCCGGCCCGTCCGGGCTCGCCGTACTGTTCCCGGCTCTGCCGTGTCTTGCGGGCGCTACGCCTCGCGTTCGGCGGCGGTTGCCCTCTACCTGTCAGTATCCAACCCGGCCCGATTCCGTGCGGGCTAGCCCGGACCTAGCGGCCGGGGTTACTCTGGCCGCGTTGCCGTAGGCGTAACGCGACGGCAGCCGGTAGCCGAATCCGGGCGCTCACTCGGCGGACGCCGAGGCCGCCGCGCGGGCGTGAGCAGCGCGAGCAGGTAACGCGAAAGCGGCGCGACCCTGCCACCATGCCCGAGAGGCCGCGCCATGCCGCTATCTGATTTTTCAGGGATCATCCCGCGCGAGTATTCGCAACAGATCATCGAGGAGGCGACCCGCCTCTCGACCGTGCTCCAGTTGGCCCGGACTATGCCAATGGGGACCCGGATCACCGAGCTACCCGTCCCCGGCAAGCTCCCCGCCGCCCAATGGACGACCGGCACGAACCTACCGCCCGGCGGTCCGGGTCGTAAGTTCTATACCGACCTACGGCTACAGCCGCAAGTGATGACGGCCGAGGAGGTTTCGGCGGTCGTCGCGATTCCCGAGCAGTACCTCGACGACAACACGGTCAATCTCTGGGGGTGGGTCCGGCCGCAACTCGCCCAAGCGATCGCGACCCGGCTCGACGAGACCGTCTTGTTTGGCGGACCGGCGCCCGTCCCGACGACGTTCCCGGTCGGCGGGATCATCGCCGCCGCCTACTCGATTCCGGTTACCGAGGGGATCGACGCCGTAGACGGCGTTAACGCCGCAATGAGCGCGGTCGAGCGTCAAGGGCTCCTCGTCACCGGACACTCGGCCGACATCGGCGCCAAGGGGCAATTCCGCGGCGTCCGCGACCAAAACGGCTCGCTCTTGCTCGGAACCGAGCAGGTCGGCGGGATGGAGCGCCCGACGTTGTACGGCGCCCCGATCGCCTATAGCGCGTACACACAGACGCCGCTGACCACCGATTTCATTACCGGCGCCTGGGAATACCTCGTGATCGGCGTGCGGCAAGATATCCGATTCAGGATCGACCCCTCGGGCGTGATCGCGAGCCCGGACGGGCAGCAAGTCCTAGTCTCGGGGTTCCAAGACAACGTGGTCCCGGCAAAAGTGTGGGCTCGGTTCGCTTGCACGATCGTTAAGCCCGTGACGCCGCGGGTTAGCGGCGGCGCGATTCCGTTCGCTCGGGTCAATCTGTCGACGCTCACGCCGCCCGCCGCCCCGCTCGACGAGCCCGCGACCGCAAGCCGCGCCCGCAAGTGACCTCGCCCGCCCGGCGCCCGTGGGAATCGTGGGCGCCGCCCCTCGACCCGCCGACGCCGGGCGGCCTGGCCGACGCCGACGCCGAGGCGATCGCCGCCGCCTACTGGGACGACGACCCGCACTTGTGCGCCGCGCTGCAATGGGAGAGCTACGCCGCGACGCTCCCGCCCTCGGCCGCCGTGTCGCAAGTTGCGACGGGCTCGCAATCGGTCACGTACGCGCCCGCGCTACCGGGCGGCGACTACGGCCTCGCGATCGCCCGCGCCGCCTGGCATCGGTCGTTTTGCACGTTTACGACGGTCCCGCTCGTCCCCTCGATCGAGGCCGCGTTCGGCGACGTCGACGACGGCGAATGGTGGGAGGCCCTCGGTTGAGTCTCGCTCTGGTGACCGATCGCGTCGAGCTATACCGCCCCGGCGGCCTCGACGAGTACGGGTCGCGCGAGCCCGGCGCCGGGCCGCCGGTATGGGCCGGACCCGGCAATTTCCAGCTAGGCCCCGGCGCCTCGGACCCGAGGGCGGCGGCCGGGGGCGGCCGGGGGCCGCACGACCCGGCGGGCAACCAAACCGGCGTGCTCTACCTCCCGCCCGACTCGGGCGCCGTCGACGGCTACTCGGTCAAGGTCCGGGGGCAGTTGTTTACGCTCTCGTCGGTCCGGCTCGTCGTCGACCCGACCCCCGGCGGCGCCCTCGACGCCCTCGTCGCGACCGCGACCCGGACCGAGGTCGCGTGATGGCCGCCGACGCCGAGTTCCGGGTTACTAACTTCCGCGCCATGCGCGAGGCGTGCGGGCCGATGATGGCCAAGATCGCGGGCGAGATCGCCGCGGGCGCCTCGGCGAACACGCCGCGGGATACGGGCACGCTCGCCGGGTCGTACTCGACCAGGCCCGGCGACCGGGACCCCGGAACCTACCTAGTGACCGCGAGCGGCGTCGGCTGGGGGCTCTATGTCGAGTACGGGACCCGGCACCGACGCGCCGACGCGCCGATGGGCCGGGCGGTCGCCGCGGCGAGGGCGGCCTACGGATGACCGCCGACCCGATCGTCGCCGCGCCCGACGCCGAGGCGTGGCTATGGGCCAACCTCCGCGCTCTGCCCGGCGTGACCTCGTTTAGCTATACCGCTCAGCAACTCGACCCGCTCGGCTGGATCATCGCCCATTACATACAAGTCGACGCCCGCGCCAAGCGGCGGGCCGCCGCCCGCGACGGCGCCGAGCGAGCCCGCCGGATCGTGCTCGGGCTCGGCGGCGTCCCGTGGGCCGAGGGCGTTATCTGCATGGTCGGCGTCGTCGAGGCCCCGTTCTACTTGCCCGACGACGACGGGCTACCCCGGTACGCCGCGCGGTACGAAATCCGCGCGCACCCCCGCCGCGACCGCGGCGACCCATCCCCCCCGAGCCCCGGCTCGGCATAACCCCGAGGAGTACCTCGCATGACGACCCCCGCCCCCGCGCCGACCCTCGACCCCGACGAGGTACAAGTCGGCGCCCCGAACGGACCCGGAATCTACGTCGCCCCGCCCGGCACGCCGCCGCCCGACACGACCGCCGACGAGTGGGAGGACCCTTGGATGCCGCTCGGCTATCTGTCCGCGGACGGGCCGACGCTCGCTCAGTCGACCGACTCGACCGATATCACGCCCTGGCAGAGCGTCGCGCCGATCCGGTCGGTTATCACGGCCCGCGGGATCACGCTGCAATTTGTCATGTGGCAGATCAACGAGACGACGCTCGCGGTCTATTTCGACGCCGACGAGCCCGAGGTCGAGGACGACGGATCGTTCGATCTGGAGCTACGGACCGACGCGCCGCAGCACTTGCACGCGATCGGGATTGACTCGGCGGACGGCGACCGCGTGTTCCGGGTCACGTTCGGCCGGGCGTCGCTCAGCGATGCGGGCGATATGGCGCTGACCCGCGGCGAGGCGGTCCCGCTCGACGTCACGCTCTCCGCGCTCGATAACGCCGGGCAACTGGCGATCGTCCAAGTCGGCCCCCGCGCGGCCGACACGGGCGGCGGCGGCGGCGGCGGTAACGGCGCCCGCAAGGCCAAGGCCGCGACCGCTGATAAGGCGGCGTGACCGGGCAGAGCGCGAACGGGTCCCGGCCGTTTGACCTACAGGCCGCCGCCGACGCCGCGGCGGCCGAGGCCGAGGGCCGCCCGTTCGTGTTCGCCTATGCCGGCAAAACGTACGAGGTCCCGGTCGCGACCGCCTGGCCCGTGTCCGCGCTCCGCTCGCTGGCCGAGGGCAACCTCGACGAGGCCCTCGGCGTGCTCCTCGGCGCCGAGGCGTACGAGGAGCTAACCGCGGCCGGGATCAAGCTCGGCGACCTCAACGTCTTGTTTGACAAGATCGCCGCCGAGTCCGGCCTCGGTAGCCTCCCAAACTCGCGGGCGCCTGCGCCGCGCGCTGGTCGCCCGAAGTCGAGGCGGTTATGTTCACGGCGTACGGCCTCGACGTGCTCGACCCGGCCGCCGTGTCGCCCCGCCGCCTCGCCGTGCTCCTCGACCAGCTACCCCCGCAGGCCCGCGCGCCCGGCGAGCAATGGTCGGTCGAGGCCGCGCTCCTGGCCGCGCTCGTCGACCAAGTAGCGCAACTGACCTACGTCACGGCCAAGGCCGCCGGGGCTAAGAATGTCCCCCGGCCCCGGCCGCTCCCCCGGCCCCGGCCGCGGGCGGCGCCCGCGCCGCAACCCGCGAGACGTGAACCGCGCCCCGAGCCCGGCGAGGTCAAACACGGCAGTTGGGCGGACGCGCTCGGCGCGCTCGCCGCGATGCCCGGCGTTGAGGTTAGCCGCGATGGCGGGTTATTCCTACGGCGGCCTAGAGGTCAACGTCACGGCCCAAACGCACGAGGCCGCGAACGCCGTCCGGTCCGATCTGTCGGCGGCCGGGTCCGACGCCGCCAAGTCGATAACTCAAAACCTGGCCTCGGGGCTCTCGGCGATCGGCGGGCTCCTCGGCGCGACCGGCAAGGCGGCGGCGACCGGGCTCGGGCTCGCGACGAGCGCCGCGATCGGGTTCGGTATCGCGTCATTCAAGACCGCCGCCCGAGCGGGCGAGATGGACGCGACGCTCGCCGCGCTCGCCAAAACCAATAACCTCTCGACCGCCTCGCTCCAGAAATCCGTTACCGCGGTCCGCGATCGCGGGATCGAGACGGGCGTCGCTCAGAGCCTCGTCGCTCAATTCGTCCGGTCCGAGCTAGACCTCGCCAAGGCGACCGACCTCGCCCGCGTCGCCCAAGACGCCGCCGTGATCTCGGGGCAAAACTCAACCGAGACGTTGGATCAATTGATCCACGGCATCACGACCCAAAACACGCAAGTCTTGAGAAACGCCGGGATCACGGTCAACGCGACCAAGGCCCAAGACGAATACGCGAAGTCGATCGGCAAGTCTCGTAAGGACCTGACCGAGGCCGAGAAAGCCCAAGCGACCCTCAACGCCGTGTTGACCGAGGGCGCCAAGGTCGCGGGCGCCTACGATGCCGCGATGCGCGAGCCCGGCAAGGTTCTAAGGTCGTTTCCCCGGCTCGTCGACGACATAAAGCTCTCGATCGGGAAGGGGCTCGTTAACGCCTTTAAGGACTCGATCCTCGCCGCCTACGATCTGACCAAGGCGTTTAGTAAGGCGATCGAGCCCGGCGGTAAGCTCGCCCCGATTTTCGACGCGATCGGCGTCGCGGTCGCCAAGCTCGCCGCGCCGCTGGCCGCGATGATTACCCGATGGGCCGACCTGCTTAACAACCTCAAGCCCGAGCAGATATCGCGGATCGTCGACGTTATCAAGCAGTTTGGCCCGGCGATCATGCTCGCCGCGGGCGCCCTGGCACTGTTCACCGGGGCGGGCGTGCTTGGCCAGATTCCGATACTCGGCGGGCTACTGTCGACGTTGCTCGGCCCGATCAAGATGCTAGTTCCGACCCTCCTCGCGGTCGGTAAGGCCGCGGTCGGCGTGATCGGCGGGCTCACCGGGATCGGCGGCGGCGCGGCGGGCGCCTCGTCCGGGCTCTCGGCCCTCCTCGGCCCGGTAGGGCTCGTAATCGCCGCGATCGCCGCGCTCGTGCTGACCAGCGCCAAATTCCGAACCGCGGTCGTCGACCTCGGTAAGGCTGTGATCTCCGCGCTACGCCCGGCGTTCGACGCGATCGTCGCCGGGGTCCGCCAAGCCCTCCCGCCGATCCTCGATCTGGTCCGCACGATCGGCGACGGGCTCGCGCCGATCATTCAGAAATTGCTACCGCTCCTCGCGCCGCTCGGGCAACTCCTCGGCGCCGTGCTGGCGGCCGGGTTTAAGCAACTCGCGACGAGCGCCGCCGCCCTGGCCCCGATCGTCCGCGTCGTCCTACAGGTGATCGACGCTCTCCTCGGCGTGCTCGTCCCGATCGTCGCGCCCGTGCTCCGCGTCGCCGCCGGGTTCCTATCCGCCGCGGCGGCGGCGTCCGCGACGGTTAACCCGCTGGCCGCGCTGGTCGGCATCTTTACGACCGTAGCGAACGCGATCGCGACCGTCGTCCGCTGGATATTCGGCGGGTCGCCGGGGCTCATCCCCGCGTTTGTCGCGCTCGCCGGGGTCGTCGGCTCGATTAGCGGCGTACTGTCCGGGCTCGTCGGGATTTTTAGCGCGATGGCGAGCGGGATCGCCGCCGCGTGGTCCGCCGTGACCGGCTCGACTCGGGCCGCTATGTCGGCGGTAACCTCGGCGGTTTCGGCCGGGGCGAACGCCGCCAAGTCGGCGGCGACCTCGGCGTTTAACGGAATCCGGTCGGCGGCGTCGAGCGCCATGTCGGCGACCGCCTCGGCGGTTTCGTCGGCGTTCGCCTCGATCCGGTCGGCCGCCGCCTCGGGCGCCTCGGCCGCGCTCGCCGCGGTATCGTCGGCGTTCGGTCAAATCCGCGGCGTCGTCCAGTCGGCTATGTCGGCGGTCCCCGGTATCGTGTCGAGCGCCCTCGCGTCGGCGGTCGGCGCCGCCCGGTCCGGCGGCGCGGCGATTATGAACGGCCTACAGGCCGGGATACAGTCGGCGGCCGGGGCGGTCATGTCGACGATTTCGAGCGTCGCGTCCAAGATTTCGGGCGCGCTCTCCTCGGCCCTCAAGATCGGGTCGCCGTCCCGGCTCACTATCCCGATGGGCGCCGCGCTGGTCGAGGGGCTCGGCGTCGGCTGGGATAACGAGATTGACCACACTCTCGCCGGGATGGCCGCCGACTTGCACGCGCCGCAGATCGGCGGCGGTTTCGACGTTGGGGTCGGCGGCCTGGCCGGGCTCGGCGGCGCCGCGGCCGGGGCGACGATCAACGTCTATCCGTCCGCCGGGATGGACGAACGCGCGCTCGCCGCGATGGTTTCGCGCGAGCTAGCTTGGGCTACCGCCGGGGGAGGGTAACCGATGCCGCCTCGCATTCAGCGCCGCCGCTATGACCGGACGTTTGATTGGGCGTACGACCCGCGCCTCGTCCCGCGACCGCCCTCGGGCGGCGGGCTCGTCGGCGTCGTCTGGGACGGGCTAAGCCTCAATTCCGACGATCCGGGGATCGTCGAAAACGTCGAGGGTTGGGAGGATTCCCCGCCCCTCGACGGGCACGACGCCGAGCGGTCGATCGCCGATGGGGCCGCCTACGGACCCAAGTCGCTACACGCCCGGATCATCACGATTCACGGCGCCGCGACCGGGCAGCGCGACCGGCTCCAATGGTTCCGCGACCAGCTAACCGCCCGCGCCGCGTCCCGCTATCCCGGCGAGCTAGTCGTCTCGCTCGGCGACCGGACCCTCGTCGCCGACGTCCGCGCCGGGGCCGATCGGTACAAGCAACACGCGCTAGGCGGGCGGGCGTTCCGGTACGAGGTCACGTTGACCGCCGCCGACCCGCTCCTCTACGAGGCCGGTTGGCGGACCGCGGTCGTCCGGTCCGGCGGCGGCGAGGATACCGGCCGGGGCTACCCGACGACCTACGCTTGGCAATACGCCGTTCCCTACCTCCTCAATAACGCCCGGCTCGTTAACGAGGGAAACGCCGACGCGCCGGTCTACGCGCTGTATGAGGGCGAGCTAACCGAGTCGCGGATCGTCTCGGACCAAGGCGGGACGATTCACCTCGCCCCGCTCGGCGCCGGTATGCGGATTAGGGTCGCGACGGCGACGCTCACGGCCGAGGCCGAGGGCGGCCTCTCCCGCGCCTCGTACATTCTGCCCGGCTCCTCGGCGATCACGGTCGCGCCGACGAGCACGGCCCGATGGTCGCTGTATGCGGCCGGGGCCGGGTCGGTAACCCTTGGCTGGCGGTCGGCGTGGGTATGACGACGCCCCTCGGCGTATTCGAGGCCCGCCCGACCGTGGTCATTCCCGGTCGCTGGTCGTTTTGGGCCGACATGATCCGGGGCGACGTCCCCCTCGGCCCGGTCGACGTGTCCGGGTTCGGTTGCACGACCCGGCTTAGCGGGTTCGGCAACGCGACCGGGACGTTTGCCCTCCCGTGCGGGATCGACGAGGCCCGGCTACTTAGGCTCTGGTCGTGGCGCCTATGGGCCTACTACGACGGCGAGTTGTATTGGTGCGGTTGCCCGAGCGGGATCGCCGACGAGGACGGCTCGGTCCGGGTCACGCTGACCTTTACCGAGCTACCCGGCTACCTCCATAAGCGGCAATTCGACGAGTGGCCGAAGTGGTCGACGCCGCAAGCGCCCGCCGCCGGTATGGAACAAACCGAGATCGCCCGGCGCCTCGCCGGGCCGGTCGAGGACGTCGGCGTCCGGCTCGTGACCGAGCCCGGCCCGGCGCCGATCCTCCGCTACCGGACGTATGAGTTTCTCGAATCCGACTCGCGGGCCGCCCTCCTCAGCAACCTAAGCGGCGTGCTCGACGGCCCCGAGTTTAGAAGCGAGTACGACACGACCGCCGCGGGCCGGCCGCGCTGCACGTTGCGGATCGCGTACCCGCGGGTCGGCTCGGGCGAGGCCGGGCTCGGCGTCACAATCCCCGGCGCCGCCCTCGGCTACACGGCCCGATGGGACGCCGACCGAATGCGGACGACGACGTTTGCGGTCGGCGACCTCCCCGAAAACGCGACCGAGGGGACGCCCCGCCCGGTCGCTCGGGTCGACCGGCCGCAAGACGATTTGCCCCGCCTCGACGCCGCCGACGATTGGCCCGGCACGTTCCTACAGAGCACGCTTAACGAGCGGGCCGCGACTATGGCCACGATCCAAAACTCGCCCGCGCTCGCGCTCTCGGCGAGCCCGCCCGAGTCATTCCCGCCGATCACCCGATACCGGGTCGGCGACGACGTGACCGTCCGGGCGACGACGCCGCTCCTGCCCGGCGGCCTAGAGGTAACCGGGCGCCTGACCGAGGTAAGCGTGAGCGCGGGCGAGGGGACGGCGACGTGGACCGTCTCGGCGCCGAGCCCGCCGCCGATCGCGCGTGAAACCGTCGCGCGGCGCCTCGACCGGCTCGATACGTGGACCCGGCAAATGTTCCATACCGGCGGGATCGCCAACCCCGGACCGCCAACCGAGGAGGTCGCACAATGACGACGCCGACCGGGCGCCTGGCCTACGGGCAAGCGGGTACCTATGACGCGATCGACGATCGCTCAGTGATCCGCGCCCTGAGTAATAACCGGACCGGGCTCGTCGGCGCGACCGAGGTCGCCGCCGGGGCCGGGCTCGCTGTGACCGTCGCCGGGGGATGGCTCGGCATCGCCGATTGCGGCGACCGGACAAACGCCGTCGCCGGGTCCGCAACCGCGACCGTCGTCGACGCGAGCCCCGGCCCGCCGACCGGGACCCGCGAGGATTTGATCTGGGTCGACGTCGACCCCGACGAGGGCACTTGGGCCATGAGCGTTATCCCGGCCTCGGCCTCGGCCGGGCGCCCCGGCCTGGCGGTCGGCTCGATCACGGTCCCGGCAAACGCGACGCTCGCCTCGCAAATGACGATCCGGGCGGGCGAGGCCATGCTCGACCGCCGCCTCTGGTACGCCGAATTTACCGAGACGAACGTACGGACCGGGCAAACCTGGGAGACGGTCGGTAATCAAGCGTGGGTGCAAGCGACATGCGAGCCCGGCCGCCTGTACCGCGTCCGGTTTACCGCTAACTCGCCGATGCCGCTCACGAGCCAATACGCCCCGCCCGGCGGCCGGATCGGCGTCGGCATGAGGCCGCTCGGCGCCCCCGACGCCTCTAGCCAACTGTTGCGGGCGGGCGTGATCGCCTGGCCGATCATCAACGCCGCCCAACATTCCGAAATCGAGGCCATATTCCGGCACCCCCCGGCCGCCGCGCCGATCGCGCGATGGTTCGACGGCCGGGTATGGATCGCCGGTAACGGCAGTTTCCGCGCGAGCGCCGTCACGGCCCAAGGCCCCGGCCTCGTGATCTCGGTTGAGGATATGGGCACATGAGCACGCCGACCCCGACGCCGACCGGGCTCGCCCGATGGGGACAGAACGGGCGTTACAGCGCCTACGACGACCGGCTCGTCATCACCGCTCTAGCGGGCGGCCGGACCGGGGTTATCCGCCCGGCCCAACTGTCGCCCTCGCGCGGCCTCAACGTCACGGTTGCGGCGGGATGGCTCGCGGTCGCCGGGGTCGGCGACGGGACTAGCGCCGTACTCGCCGCGATGACCGCGGCCGAGGCCGAGGCCGCGCCGGGCGGCGCCGACGACCGGACCGACGAGCTATGGGCCGAGGTCACCGACCCCGAGGCCGGGTCGTGGGCGCTCGCGATCCTGCCCGGCGGCCTCGACCCCGGCGGCGTGCTCCTCGGTTGGGTCGACGTCCCGGCCGGGGCGAGTAGCTCGGCCGAGTTGGCGCTCCGCGCCCGCCCGGCCGATTTCTCGACCGGCGGCGCGATACCCGGCCCGCCGGGGCCGCCGGGACCGCCGGGGCCGGGCGGTCCGGCCGGGGCCGCGACCGTGATCGTCGGCTATTTCGGCAACCTCCGCACGCCCGCCGACCTCCCGGCGAGCGGGTATATCGACGCCGATTGGGACGGCCCCGGCCGCCCCGCGACCGGCGTACAGATCGAGCACGGTTGGGCGCTGGTCTACCAGCCGACCGGCGAGCTATGGGTCTACGCGGGCGACCTTATGGAGGCCCAACCGTGGCTCAACGTCGGCATGATCCAAGGCCCCCGAGGCGAGCCCGGCCCGCCGGGTCCCCCCGGCCCGACCCTCGACCTCGACCAGTGGCACGACATGAGGCCGCTAATGAACGGGGCGAGCTACCCCGGCGGCGGCGAGCTAGTCCCGCAGTACCGTTTCAACGCCGACCGGACTATGGTCGTCGTCGTCGGGACGGTCAACCCGCCTAACCCCGCCCTCAACACCGATTTTTTCCAGTTCCCGCCCGCCTACCGGCCGCCCGGAATCGTCGGCTGGGCGGCGTCGCCGAACCTGACCGCCAACCCGCCCAACTCGCCGCGTTTCTACGTGAGCCCGACCAACGGGGGAATACAGATCGCGGGCGGTTGGACCGGACCATGCCGGATAAGCGGGCAATTCGCCGCGAACAACCCCGATATCGCGCCGATCATGGTCGCCGAGGATTGGCTACCCCTACCGAACACGACCGAGAGGAGACGCCGACGATGAACGAACCCGCGCCGGGCGCGATGCTACCCCCGGACCCCGACCCGCTCGCCGACGAGCCCGAACCCGCCCCCGCCGACGACGGCCGGGCCGCCGACGACGATTGGCACGACGCCGAATCGGCGCCGCCGCCCGATGACGTCGACGACGACGAGCCCCCGCACGCCGCCGACCCCGAGTTCGTGATCGGGGGCGAGGGCTAATGGTCGCCCGTCAACCGATGCTCGTCAAGAGCTACTCGACGAGCCGCGGCGCCGTCCGGCTAATCGTCGTCCACATGACCGAGGGCGCGACGACCGGCCAAGCCCTCTATAACCACATATCGAACCCGAACAACGGCGCCTCGTACCATTGCGCCGCCGACAACCACGCCCAAAACCGGGTATTCGAGTACGTCAAGCGGAATCACTCGGCATGGGGTCAAGCCTCGGCTAACTCGGTCGCCGTATGCTGCGCGGGTTGCGGACCCTCGGGCGCCTCGAATAGCTGGTCGCGGTCGTACTGGCTCGACCGGCAAGGCTGGATGCTGGACAGCATCGCGGGATGGATCGCCGAGGAGGCCCGCGCGTACGGGCTCCCGATCGTCAAGCTATCGGCGAGCCAAGCCCAAGGGACCGGGCGCGGCGTATGCTCTCACGCCGACCTCGGCGGTTGGGGCTCGGGCGGCGCCGGTCGGTCCGATCCGGGCGCCGGGTTCCCGTGGGATTACGTGCTCGCCAAGGCGAGCGGGACCAAGCCCCCCGCGGGCGGCGGCGGCGGGTCGGCGCCGCCCTCGACCGGGACGGCGCCCCGCCTCTCGGTCGACTATTTCGGGCAGAAACATAACCCGCGGGTCGCCGACGTCCGAACCTGGCAAGCGCGTATGCGCGAGCGCGGTTGGGCGATCGACGTCGATCAGATTTACGGCCCCGGTAGCGAGCGAGTCTGTCGGCAGTTCCAAGCCGAGAAACGCCTCGCCGTCGACGGGCTCGTCGGCCCGAACACATGGGCGCAAGCGTGGACCGCGGCGGTAACGTGAGCGTCGTCGACGCCTGGCCCGCCGAGGCGACGCTCCGCGCGGTCGCGGGCGACCCGTTCGCATTCCGCCTCGTGCTCCGCGACCCCGAGGGCGGCGTCGTCGACGTCTCGCTCTGGGAGTGGCGGGCGACCGTGACGACCGGCCGGATACGCCTCGATTTCGAGGCCCTCGCCGACGAGGGCGGCGTCCGGCTCATCATGCGCGGCGACGATACCGCCCGCCTCTACGCCGAGCGGGCCGGGAAACCCTGCCCGTTCGACGTCGCATGTCGGCAACCCTCGGCGGGCGAGGGCTCGACCGTGCTCGCGGGCGACATGCTCGTTATGCGCCGGGTTACCGACCCGATCAGATACGACCCGGACGTCGCGCCGGGCCGGGAAGATGATTTGGTGCCAGCATGACCGATATCGAAACCGGCGGCCTCGTCGAGGTCGAGGCGCCCCGCGGCGGCGGCCTGGCGGTCGACGTCGGCCCGCCCGTGATGGGACCGCCGGGGCTCCGCGGGCCGCGCGGCGAGCGCGGCGACCCCGGCGGTACGACGACCGTCGTCTATGCGTTCGGCGAGGGCGGTAAGACCCCGGCCGAGCTACCCGAGACGGGGCTCATTCCGGCGGGATGGGACGGCCCCCGCGCCCCGGCCGCCGAGATACAACTCGCGGTCGGCGAGTCGGCCGAGTACACCGTCGACGGGTATCTCTGGCTATTCGTCGGCCCGAGCACGGTCCCCGGCGGTTGGATCGAAACCGGGCAGCTACGCGGGCCGCCCGGCGACTCGGGACCGACCGGCGACCGAGGCCCCGCCGGTCCGCCCGGCGAGCGCGGGCTCACGGGCTCGCCCGGCGGACCGGGACCCAAGGGCGACCCCGGCGACCCCGGCCCGCAAGGCGCCCGCGGCGCCGATGGGGCTCCCGGCACGCCGGGCGCGACCGGACCCAAGGGCGACCGCGGCGACCCCGGCGACCGAGGCCCCGAGGGACCGCAAGGCGAGCGCGGCGAGCAAGGCGACCCCGGCCGGGACGGCTCGGACGGCCGGGACGGTGCGGACGGTGCGGACGGCGACCCCGGCGCCCCCTCGTTTATCGTGATGGACATTTACAGCCGGACCGCCCAAGACGTCGCCTCGATCACGACCGGCCTAATCCCGGCCGGTTTCGACGGGTCCGGCAAACCGGCCGCCCCCTACCAAATGAAGGTCGGCGAGGCGGTACTCGCCGCCAACCCGACCGACCCCTACCTCGGCCAAGCGATCGTCTTTACCGGCAACACGGGCGCGACCCCGCAACCGTGGATCGCGATGAAGGTAACCGGGCCGCAAGGCGACCAGGGCGACCAGGGCGACCAGGGACCGCGCGGCGACCAGGGCGCCCAAGGCCCGGTCGGGCCGCCGGGCAACCTCTGGCACTGGTACCCGGTCGACCCCCCGACCCCCGGTATCGGCGTACCCGGCGACATGATCTTGGTCCTACCTCACGGCGGGCCGGACATTCCCGGCTCGGGCAACGTCTACCGGGTCATGCTCGACGGCGGGTACTCGCTCGACGGCAACATACGAGGCCCCGCCGGACCGCAAGGCCCGCCCGGCGACGTGAGTTGGGCCGACCTCGGCGCGGTCGTCGCCCGCCTCGACGCCCTAACGGCCCGCGTCGACCGGCTCGAATCGTTCCATCTCGTGACCATCGCCCAAGACGTCGACCTCGCCGACGACCAGAACATTCTGGTCGGGTATCCCGTTCCGCTCCCGCCTGGTAGCGACTACCAGGGCAGCGCCCATCTCACATTCGAGTTGTCCCCGTCGATTCCGACATCGGCGACTCGGCTTATCACCGCGTGGATGGAGGCTTCCGGCGCGGTCGAGATCACCGGCCCGGCGTCCGGTCAACTCACGCTTCACTCGGCCCTGCCCTACGGCACGCTCTCAATCGGCCCCGTGCGGGCGATCTCGACCGGCGCGGCGAGCATCGTGCTTTACGTGCGGTCGACGTATGTCGGCGTCGGCGGGCTCCCGCCTAATCCGGGCTACGCGACCCTCAAGGCCATGACGTCGGCGCTCGGCGCGACCACCGCGAAGCCGCTCGCGACCGGGCTCATTGCCCGGTAACCGCGACCCCGATTGGCGCGGGATCGCCGCGGCGTTGCTGGCGTTCGCCGTGCTCGCCGTGCTCGTGATCGCTGCCATATTCGGCGGGCTCAACGAATACCGGACGGTTAGCTCCGAGGAGGTCGCGACCGTCTCGACCGTGCTCGGCGCCGCGATCGGCGCCGTCGCGACCTACCTCGGGACTAACCGGCGAAACCGGCCCCCCGCGGCGCCCGGCCTGGCCGAGGCGGACGACGACGAGCAACCCGGTATAACCACGCCCCCGCCCGGCCCGACCCCGCAGAATCGCTCTAAGAGCCCCGACCCGCCCGAACCCTTGTAAACCTCGGGCCGGGTTTGGGAGTCTAAGCGGCGACGGGTCCGAGGCGCCTAGGGAGAGGCCCCGGCCCGAAATCCCGCTATTTGAAAGGCGAACCTATGACGCGCATGTTGCGACTCAAGTTCCGGCGTTACGTGATCGTCGGCGCGATCGGCGCCGGGGCTCTCGGCCTCGCGATCGGGACCGCGGCGACCGCCTCGGCCTCGACGACCGCGGCGGCGTGGGCGACGCCGAGCCCGACGCCGACCGTCCACTACACGCCCCCGCCCAAGCATCACAAGCCGCCTAAGCCCGAGGTCGTCTGTTTTTTCTCGCTCGAAACCGAGCATGACGCGATTCCGGCCAACGGCGGCGGGTACGTCGACCCCCCCTCGGCCACTACCGACAGTTACGGCCAGCCGAAGGGCGCCCCGGCCGAGGAGTCGGTCGAGGTCGTCCAACTCGTCAAGGTGTGCGTGACCGAGGAGCACGGCAAGCCCGAGTCTGTGACCGTCGTCGACGAGTCCAAGCCTTACGC